CGGGCAAGGCCAACAACAAGATCGAGGGCCGGCAGGAATCGGGCTTCAACCAGGACGGTCTCAGGACCGTGTTCGAGGTCTACGCCACGCTGCGGATCGAGGCTATCGACGACGACCCGCTGCCGTACATCATCACCGTCGACAAGACCACTTCGCGCGTGCTGTCGGTCTACCGCAACTGGGAAGAGGACGACGAGGGCCGCGCGGAACTGCAATGGTTCGTCGAATGGCCGTTCGTGCCATGGCGCGGCGCCTATTCGATCGGGCTGTCGCACATGATCGGCGGCCTTTCGGCGGCGGCCACCGGGGCGTTGAGAGCGCTACTCGACAGCGCGCACCTCGCCAACATCCCCACGGGGCTCAAGCTCAAGAGCCCGATGGGCGGCCAGTCTCTCCCGCTACAGCCGACGCAGATTCAGGAGGTCGAAGGCTCGGTTGGCGGCGAGGCGGACATCCGCAAAATGTTCATGCCGCTGCCGTTCAACCCGCCGTCCATGGTCCTGTTCGAGCTGCTGGGATTCCTTGACAACGCGGGCGCTTCGGTCGTGCGGACCACGCTGGACGATCTGCCCGACGCGACCAACGATGCGCCGGTCGGCACGACGCTGGCCCGGCTTGAGCAGGGCATGATCGTGTATAGCGCGATCCATGCGCGGCTGCACGACGCCATGGCGCGGACGCTGGCGAACCTGCACCGGCTGAACGGCGCATACCTCGACGACGAGGACATCGACGCGGAGCTTGGCGAGGAACTGGCGACGCGCTCCGACTTCGAAGGCCCGATGGATGTCGTGCCTGTCTCCGACCCCAACATCTTCAGCGAGGCGCAGCGGTTCGCGCAAGTCCAGGCCGTTGCCCAGCGCGCCGACCTCAAGCCGCAACTCTACCGTCCGATGGCCGTCGAGCGTCGGGTGCTCGAAACGCTCAAGGTCCCGAACCCCGACGAACTGCTCGTCCCGGAAATCGAGCCGAAGGAGCAGAACGCGGTCAACGAGAACGTCGCGGCCTCGCTCGGCAGGCCCATCGTCGCCTTCCCCGAACAGGATCACATCGCCCATCTGGCGACGCATGTGACCTACATGCAGTCTCCGGTTCTCGGGATGAACCCGCTGATCGCCCCATCTTTCCTGCCGATCGTGCTCGGCCATATCCGCGAACACATCGCGTTCTGGTACGCGGCCCAGGTCCATGAGACCGCCGAGCGGGAATCTGGCCAGGACGTCGGCGAGATGATGCGTGAGAACAAAGCGCCGGAAACGCGCCGCGAGTTCGACCGCATGCTCGCCGAGGCATCGACCAGCGTTCTGCAAATCGCCCCCGAACTGTTCGAGGCGCTTGGTCCCATCATCGGGCAGGCCCAGCAGGCGCTCCAGCAGATGCAGCCGCCCATGCCGCAGGACCCCAACATGGTGCTGGCGCAGGCCACCATGGAAGACGTCCGCGGCAAGGCGGAGGTCGGCAAGGGCAAGCTGCAACTCGAAGGCCAGAAGCTGGCGCAGGACGCCGCGCAGGACCAGTCCGAAGACGCATTGCGCGCGCGCGACCTCGAAGTGCGCCAGGCCACCGATGCGATGAAGCTCGCCGGCCAGGAGCGCATGAACGACGCCGACAACGCCACGGCGAAGGAGCTGGCCATGCTGCGCGCGGCAACGCCGATGAACCCCAACCCAGGACCGTAGGAGTAACCCCCATGAAAAAGCTAGAAATACCCAAGCCCAATGACAAGCCTGTCAGCAAGGAAGCCGTCCCGCTGCACAAGCAGATGGCCATGGGTCAGACCCCCCAGACCGGCTGCGGCAAGGGCAAGAAGGCGTGAACATCGAGGCCATTGCCGACAGGCTGGACCGCGCCCGGATCGAGCACGCCAAGAACGCGCTCGCGAACCCCGGCACGGGCACCACGTTCGAATACGGCAAGGCTGTCGGCATCTACACCGGGTTCCTCCTCGCGCGCTCGATCGTCGAGCAGATGGCGAGCGAGGAGAAGCACCTGCAATTCCAGTGAGGCCCCGCGATGAGCGAAGTGAACACGATCCAATACAGTTACGACAACCTCGACGAAGCCTTTCCGCCGATCGACTGCGGCATGGAGCCGATGGGCTATCGCTGCATCTTCCAGCTTCGTCTCCCGAAGAGGACGACGAAGGGCGGCATCATCCTGCCGCAGGAAGTTCGCGACATCGACAGCGCGCACACGCAGGTCGCGAAGGTCGTCGCTGTCGGACCTGTCGCCTTCCGCGACCGGACAACCCTGAAACCGTGGCCCGAGGGCGCATGGTGCCAGGTCGGCGATCTCGTCCGCGTGCCGAAGTACGGCACCGAGGAATGGACCATCAAGCCGCCGAGCGGCGTCACCGATCCGCTCACCGGGCAGGACTATCAGGACGAGATACGGTTCATCCTGCTCCGCGACCTCGACATCATGGGCAAGATCGTCGGCGATCACAGCCGCATGAAGGCATTCACCTGAGAGAGACATCATGGCAGACGAAACCGACGACGATCTGGTGATGGTGGAGGCCGAGAGCCTTCCCGACCCCAATGCCCCGCCGCCGCCTCCCCCGGAGGATCATGACGACGATGACGAGGACGAGCGCCTGGCATCCAGTCAGGATGACGATGACGGCGATGATGACGCGCAGACCGAGCGCACCCGCCGCAGTCGCAACCGTGCGCGCAAGGAGGCCCACCGCCGCGCGCGCGACAACGACCACCGCACGATCCAGCAGCTTCAGGAACGCCTCGCCCAATACGAGCAGCGGCTCGGCGTCACGGAGAGTCTGGCGCTCGGCAGCAACGAGGCCGCGATCGACGGGCAGATTGCCCAACGCACCCATCTCGTCCAGCAGGCCGAGCACTGGATGGCTTCGGCTATCGAAGAGAGCAATGGGGAAGATGCGGCCAAGGCCCTGCGCGTTCGCGACCAGGCGGTTGCCGAACTGAAGCAGCTCGCCGCCGAGAAGCAGCAGATCGCTGGCGTCCGCCAGCAGGCCACGCAGCCGCAATCCCCCGCTGTCGATCCCGCTATCGCGCGCAATTTCGGGCTTTGGGCGTCGGCCAATACCGACTGGTACAACCCCGACCCGCGCGCCAGCGACCATCTTACCGTCACAGCCCGCCGGATTTCGGACGAGCTTCTGAGCGAGGGCTACAGCATGTCCGACATCGGCCATTTCCGCGAGCTGTCCAACCGCATGCGGCCGATCCTCAATCCCCCGGATGCCCCGGCGCGGGGGCGTCGGAACGCTCCGCCACTCGGCAATTCGCGCGAGCACGCACCTGATTCAACCAGAAAAGGAGTAGTAGTAGTGACACCGGAAAGAAAAGCCGCTATGATCGAGGCTGGCGTTTGGGATGATCCCGATCTTCGCAAGCGCTACCTGAAGTCGTACGCGCAATACGATTCCATGTCGTCGGCTCGCTGAGCAAGGAGCGAGCCCCATGGAACAGAGCGACGAGCGACTCAAGAAGGAACTGGGCGTGACACGCCGCACCCGCGAACAGGACGACCGCGAAGTCGTCCAGGACCGCGAGGTTGACGATGACGTGTTTCTGGACAGGTTCCGCCACCAGATGTTCAGCAACAAGCTGCCAAATATCCCTGATATTCCAGGCTTCCACGTTTGCTGGCTGTCGACACAGAATCAGTACGACCCGCTCATTGAGCGCTTCTCCATCGGCTATCAGCCGATCAAGCCGGAAGAAGTGCCGGGGCTGGTCCACGCAAGCATCCAGACCGGCGACTATGCCGGGATGATCGGCGTCAACGAGATGATCGCCTGCAAGATCAAAGATAGGCTCTATCAGCAGTACATGCGGGAAAATCATCACGATGCGCCGAAGCGCGAAGAGGAAGGTCTCGCCGCGCGAACCGATGCACTGCGCGAGGAAGCTGAACAGTCGGGCGGCCGGATCGTCGAAGAGGAAGGGATGGCGGACTTGCGGCGCTACGTTCCCGCTCCCGTAACCTTCGACTGACAAGCCGGACGGACCTCGGGAAGCGGGTTGAGATAAACCCCCTTCACGAGGTTCAACGGCAATGCCCAGCACTGCATCCCCGTTCGGCCTGAAGGCGATCAACCATCCCTCGGGCACCGTTCGCCCGTTCCAGATGACGATCACTTCTGGCTACGACACGACCATCTACCAGGGTTCCCCTGTCAAGATCGTCCCTTCCTCCACCGGCGAGGGCACCATCGCCCTTGCCGCCCCGAACGACCTATTCATCGGCACCTTCCAGGGTTGCCGCTGGACGGACAGCACGGGGCAGCCGCGGCTCGACAACAAGTGGACCGCGAGCACCACCGGCTCGGACATCCTCGCCTTCGTCACGCTCGATCCTGCGATCACTTACATGATCCAGTCGAACGCGGCGCTCGCGGTGTCCGACATCGGCAAGCAGTACGATTTCACCGCTGTCACCGGCAACACGACGACCGGCCTGTCTTCGCAGGCTCTCGACGTCGCGTCCGTCGTCACCAGCGGTGGTACGGCCGGCCTTCGCCTGATCGGCATCGTCGCCGGTCCCGACAACAACTGGGGTGACACTTACGTCAACGCCATGGTGCAGATTTCCGAGCACCAGAACGTTGCCGTTGTCAACGCCTACTAAGGGAGCTTGAACCATGGCAAATCCCATGAACTCCGCCAGTTTTCGCTCCATCGTCGAACCGATCCTGAACGAAGAGTTCAACGGTCTCTACGAGCAGCGGGACGATGAGTGGGAGCAGGTCTTCCGGCTCAAGAAGGGCATCGAGCGCAACTACCACGAAGAACCCGTGCTCTACGGTTTCGGCGCGGCGCCCGAACTGCCCGAAGGCATGCCGGTGACCTACGATCAGGGCGGCGTCCTGTTCATCGCGCGGTTCTACTACAAGGTCTACGGTCTCGCCTTCGCGCTGACCAAGGTCCTGGTGGAAGACGGCGACCACATTCGTATCGGCCAGACCTACGCGCGCCACCTCGCGCAGTCGATGATCGAGACGAAGGAAACGCTGTGCGCCAACATCCTGAACCGGGCCTTCAACGCCTCCTACCCCGGCGGCGACGGCAAAGAGCTGTGCGCGACGGACCACCCCATCGTGGGTGGAACGTTCTCGAACAAGCTCGCAACGCCGGCCAACCTGTCGCAAACCTCGCTCGAACAGATCCTCGTGCAGATTTCGCAGGCGGTCGACAACAACGGCAAGAAGATTCGCCTCAAGGCGAAGAAGCTCGTCGTCCCCCCGGCCCTCCAGTTCCAGGCCGAAGTCCTCACCAAGTCGGTCCTCCGCACCGGCCAGGCGAACAACGACATCAACCCCGTCGTCTCCAGCACCTCGCTGCCGGACGGCTACGCGAAGATGTCGCGCCTGACGAGCCAGACCGCATGGTGGGTCAAGACCGAAGCGCCTGTGGGGCTGATGCTCCTCATGCGCCGCGCGCTCGAAAAGAGCATGGAGGGCGACTTCGACACAGACAGCATGCGCTACAAGTCGACCGAACGGTACATTCCCGGTTGGGTCGACCCCCGCGACGTGTACGGTACGCCCGGTATCTGACACCAAGGCTCTGAAATATCCGCATAAAACTTGCGGCCCCCGAATTTCTCCGGGGGCCGTTTTTTTGCTTGAGGCGCAATAACGTATTGCGCTTCTTTATCGATAAAACAGACGCGATCTTAATCGATAAAAGTAGGCCTACTTTTACCCTATCCCGCCCCAGAGCAATTCGGGACGACCAACGCGTCATGGCGGTAGCCTGCATGATCCGCGCCAATCAAAAGGGATATAACGGCTACGTTCTGCGCGTTCGTGAGGTGACGGTTTGCCCTCTGCTAGATTACGGCGAACTCGACGAAAAATCGTACGTTGACACCCTCATAGGGATTTTGAACGGCGCCATTAAGCTTTCTGAAAGCGACCTTGTGGCAGACCACATTAAGCTCCACCTTAGGAGTCCAACGGACGCCGTCTTTTTTCGTGCGTTCGGGAACACGCTTGACAGTAAGGGCGTATTTGCAGCAACGGAAGCACACGGAGCTTGGCTTACCATCAGCAAGGCTTCGGCGCTCCGAGCGGTTAATGAGAGGTAGATGACCATATGAACGAAGCAAAAGCGTTCCAGGCGGTTAGGGAAGCCATGGAGGAAACGGTTGCAAAGTTCGGTCTCGAATTTGTGCGCAAGCTGTCCTTCTTTCCTTCCGCTCGCGAAGATTCGGAGCTGAAGAAAGCCGCATAAGCCTTCTCAGCATTCACCAATTTCAAGGCCACCCGCTTCCGGGTGGCCTTTTGTTTTTTGCTCACCCAATCCGCTTTTTGTATGGTCCACGAGCTTTTGGTGCCTGCTTCGCATCGATCCGCTCAAGGATGGCTTCGAAGCCCATGAACGTATCGGCGATGCCGGCATGCATGGCGGGCGTCATACGCAGCTTCGAATGCGTCCGGATGAAGTTGTAGAACATCGTATAGAGCGCGACCATGTGAGTGTGGTTCGCCACCTTCTTGCTGTGGCCGTTGGTCAGGCGAGTGAAGCGGCGCATGTGCATCCGCATCGTCTTGTTGTGGGCTTCGACGTAGGACGTCGAGACGTGTGCATAGTCAGGACTGCCTTGGACATGCTGCTTGCGGACGCCAGTGCATTCCGATGGGCTGTAGCGGCCTGGAGCTTCGATCGTAGGGCCATAGAGTTTGATGATCTGGGCGTAGTCAACATCGGCGCCGAATGCGCCCTCAACGGCTTCCAGATAGGCTTTGTGGCCGTCCGTAGTGAGCTGGACGCGATTGGCGAGGCGAGACCGGAGATCGTCCATAAGCTCCATCGCGGTTTCGCCTGAGCGGTCACCCACCATATAGCTGACAATGAGCTTGCTGTCGGCGTCGATGCCTGTCCACGTCCAGAGATCGCCGGCATCGGCAGGGGCCGATTTCGCCGACGCCACCGTCTTTTGCTTGCAGTAGTTGAAGGCCCAAATCTCATCGCACTGGATGCGGCTCGCCTTCACGTCCCGCACCATCTCGTCGTGCATCTCAGCGCAGACGGTCCCGGCGTCGATCAGCAGCTTAGCAACGGTGTTGAAGCTGACATCGGCGATCCGGGCAACGGCGCGCATCGACATGCCCTCGCAGAGAAGGTTGAGGATTTGGACGCGGGCTTTGGGGGCGAGCTTTCTCATGCCCATTTCAATATACACTTCTATGCTTGACGTCAAGAATAACCGCACAGCAAAATGGCCCGCGTATCATCTCGACACGCGGGCCAGCAATGGAACCGTAGGGCTAGGTTTTAACGAGTGCCGGTGGCCTTATCAGCCTCCCAATCACCGTCAGAATCGCTGTTGTCGTTTCCAGCTGTCGAACTACTTTCTCGCACAAAGTACAACTCTAAATCATCATCCGCCGAATGGACGGGCGATGGCTTTAGAACGTCAAAAAGCTCAGACAAAACCTCTTCCAATTTTGTTTTCGCCTCACACTCCTTGAGCTTGTGGAATTTTATTCCAGTTTGCACGAGGAAAATCCTCAAAAGCTTTTCGCTAGCCGGCCCAAGCGGCTGCATCCCGTTCTCGCAACGAGACAGAGTCGCGGGGTCCACTTCAATAGCCTTCGCCAAAACCTTTTGCTTTACGCCCACGGCTTTACGAAGAAATTTGATGTCCGCACCAGATAGTTTGCGCGGGTTTAAAACCCGAGCAAACACGACGGTACGGAGCAATCCTTCCGGGTCAGGAATATGATAACTGATCATATTCCCATCATCGTCTTCAGTTACCGAGACACAATCCTTCAGGATAATCTTGAATGGTGCGCCAAAATCCTCCGCGTTGAAATGTTCAACAACACAGGAATGGAACGCGTTCCCCTGCTGATGAATCATAGTTACCTACCTCTCTTTGTTACCGACTGAACTTCAAGTAACTCCACATCGTAGTCACTCGAAATTACCGCCACCGTGAGCTCGATCGTAACTCCCTCCGTCGTCTCACCGCGGACTACCCAAAGCCCGCGATTGCCCAACATGCCGCTACGCACTACTCGCCCGGTGCTCCCGACATACTGAACATCTGTCAGATCGATGCCCGCCAGCCTCATCTCCTGAGCCACTGATACGCGAACGGTTAAGCCGTAGGCGCCGGACATCAACTGATTGATACATTCCGTCTCAATTTCGAACTTCTTAGGCGCGCCCAAGGCAGCCTCCCTCATTGGCTCGCCAGCATATTGCATGAGTCTTGACAAAAGGTCAAGACTTTCCCCATCTCTTCGCCGCCGCCTTGCGCGCAATCTCCGCCCTGCGCTCCGGCGTCATCGACGCCGCGCGCGCAGCTCCGCCCTTACGGCCCATCTCCTGCGCGGCCTTATCCTTGCCGTCGTCGGGTGCTTCGTCATCGGCTTCGCCGGTCAGGACGCGCATGATGTGGACCGCGTTGCTCACGACGTCGGCGGGGCGCTTGCCGCCCTTGGGGGACTTAGGCATCATAGGCGGCCTTCACCGCGCCCATAAATCCGGCGTCATCAGTTGCCGCTAGATCGATAATCCCAACCAGCTTGACCAAGGCGGTGTCGGCATCAATGCCCCCGCTCTTGAACTTTGAAAGAACATTCTCCACCGCGTCTTGGATTAAATCCATGTCGCCAGACGTGATCACCAATGCCATATCGCCTCCATGCTTCACGCTAAGCATATAGGATCAGCGCCCGGCTGGCGATAGGCCGAGCGGGGAGTTAGCTGGATTTCAAAGTGATGCAGTCCCGCCAGTTGCGCTTGATCCCGCTTTGAGCGAAGGAGTGATGCCATGACCAACGACAACAAACCCAAGCGTCCGGTCCATGCCGAGGTCGTCAAGCGCTCCGAACTGGAGGCGGCCTGCGCTGCCCAGATCGCGCAGTGGCTCCGTGGCCACGCCCTCGCCCGCGCCTCGCAGCCGGTGGTGGCTGAAACCACCGCAGCGGTGATCAACGCCACCTCCGTGCAGACCATGCTGGTGATCGCCAGCGCCATCGACCAGGGGGAGTGGCGGCCGGACTGGAAACCACCCGTGCCGCAGAGCTAACCCCTTCCCCTGACCCGCGACCCATGCTATAAGGCATCCATCGGCCATTAGAGCCGGTGTCATGCGGATATTCACAGTGCCTCGGATTTCTCATCCAGAGGACGAATATCCATGACTCTCACCAATTTCCCGAATGGCATTTCGAGCTTCGGTGTTCCGGTCCTCGCCGG